ATATATACATCTAACCCTAGATCATTATAAATATTCTTCAATAATAACTTAAAGCAGTCTAGACCTTTATCGAACTTAAATTGAGCAATATATAGGTCTACTTTCTTGCTACCTAGATCAATAACCTCTTTAGGATCAGCTTCAATGATTGTATTCTTTACAATCTTACCAATATCACTATTAGAAAGAGGATTATATTTAGATAATTCTTCTAAAGTACTTTCAAGTACAGCAGTAAATGCAGTTGGATCACTGGAGTTGATCAAGAAGTAGTCTTTCATAGCTTCAACTACAGAACCAATTTCATATTTACAACCATTCTTAGATAATACATAAAGATATTCTTCAGTAGCAACTTTGAACTTCTGAATATCAGTCATATTATAAGTATCAATTAGTTTAGCAACTTTAATTGCATTAACTTTAGCATCATCTGCAGTCAATACATTTTCAAGTACAATTTTATCTAGATCAAAGCGTTTGCTAATCTTTTCATAGTTGGAAATGATGCGGTCATAAGTAGCAACTTCACATGCTAACTCAAGAGCAATATTTAAAGTTTCCATTTGAGCAGTTGCTGCTTGATCTTCAGATTGGGCATTAGTACCTAAAGCATCTTTTACTCCATTAGCTGCTTTATCAGTTAAGTCTTTAATCTTTTCAGAAGCATCACTTATCTTCTTATTGATCTTATTTTTAAGACGACCTTTATGGAGAGCCATCTTTCTTTGAAGATATGCTTTGAACTGAGATGCATCTCTTACTTTAGTAATAGACTCTAATACTTTTTGTCGTTCACGATTGACCTCAGCAGGTGGTACATGGTTGTACAACTCGACTAGGAGATCCAATGATTTCATTATTGCCATATCATGATTAGAGTCCACTTCAAGAATATTTTTGAAAAGCATATCTGCTTTATTCATATCATGAGTTTCATAAACCATATCATACAGTCTGGCAAACGAGCCATTAGACTTGTATGATGTATTTAACTCATGTTGCCGTTTACGTATATTCGTTAGCATTGTATTTAAATCTCCTTTTTCACCTATTTATGGTCAGTTATTATTATAAAGTTCCAGTATTATATTGAATACTTTAAATAAATAAACCCAGATATAACTTATCCTGTCAACATAAGTAATAATAAATATTTAGAGATTAAATGGAGGTCTATAATGGAAAAGTGCATCCCATTTATTATACATGAAGCTCCAATGACCGTTGGAGAAACAAAGATTGTTGAAAATATCAACAACAAACCTATTGCACAAGGTATCCTTCAAGATACAGATACTGTAAATCGTAATCGTCGTTCTTATGCTACTAATGATATGAAAGCTCAAATTGCATGTGAACGTACAAGAGAATTAATTAAAAGTGGTAATATGAAGGGTGAAGATGGTCACCCAATGGAATCCAGTGTTCAACGTCAATCCACAATCGATCCACGTCTAGTATGCGTTAAATACTTAGATATCTGGATGGAAGGCACTGATGTATTGGCTAAGTTTACTGGTACAAATACTGAATATGGCCGTAACTTTAATGAAGATCTGCTAGATGGTGAACTTCCAAGTTTCAGTCTTCGTGCTCTTGGTAATCTTGAATCCATGGGTGGTAAATCCTATGTAAAGAACTTAAAAGTTATTACTTGGGACCGTGTAATTTATCCATCTCATAAACGTGCATATACTACTAAACTTCTTAATGAATCTGCTGGTGATCTAGGTAATACAAATGAAGTTGTAGTTAAAGAATCTTATGCTGGCCGTATCATTCCTATCAATAATCCTGCAGTTATTAGTTATATCCAATCTGAATCTGCAAATGTAGATATGATTTCTGATGTAATGGAATTTGGTAAACGTAATATGCAAGTTCTTGAAAACGGTAATGTACAATTATTTGATGAATCTGGTGCTTCCTTGATTATGTCTCCTGAAAAGTATATCAAAGATGAAATCATGGAATGGGCTAAGAAACAATATTAATCAAAAAAAAAATAAATACAACCCAAGGAGTTAAACTCCTTGGGTGATTTTTATTTCTAAAGTATTCTTTAGATTTTCATCTTCTGTAGATTTCAATTCAATATTAAAATTCTTATTGATAAATAAAAATTCGCAAATATCATTCAATGCTTGAGAATTAATGTATTGCCGATCTTTAGCTACCATAATTCTATGATTATTTTCTAGCTTATCTGTGAAGTCTAAGAATACATCTCCTTTAACGTATAGCTTAAAAGATGGACCAATAATAGATTCTAATTTAACCATAGCTACAAGCTCTGGATATTTTTGGAAATAGATTACATTCTTTAAAGCTTCATATCTTGGTTCATACATTTCTCTAAATACTGGTAATCCAACACTTTGGATGAATCCAATATTATCTAAAATATATTCACAAGATTTCTTAACACATTGCTCTTCAATACTTTGACGGTATTCAATATTATATTTGATGTGTTTTAGATCAATTAGTTGATCTACATGAGTTAACTCATGAATAATAATTTCCATAGCAAGATTTCTGATTGCATCAGTTGTATGATATGGGTGAGTTGTAACTGTGTCATAGAATGCATCTAAACTCACATAGATATATCCATATGGAGAAGTCCTAGCTATATTGCTCATCTTCTCTAAATATCCAGAAACAAAAATCAATTTTGTATATGGATCAATATGATTAACTTTACCATTGAACGTATCATATGTAAATTGCATTGTCTGTTGTCCCAATTCGATTATGTCAAACTTATTCATTTATACAGGCCTCCTTCAACATTATAGTATATCATTAAAATGTGCTTTTTAAAAAGGAGCTATGACAATATATGTATAACAGAATGACAGATGTCGTAAATAAAATAGAAAGACGTTTAGGTACAGCTCCTTTGAACTTACCTGAACAATTACAAAAGAAAAACTGGGCAGACTCAGTTATCAAACCCGATACATTGACCACATTTAGTCGATTCTTTCCTCATATGGTTAAAGTCCAATTAACTAAAGAAGATATGAAAGATGGATACTATCTATTAGATCGTCATATTCCAGATAATTATGAAATCCTAGGTGTTAAGGATATTCTTTGGAGTGATATTGATAATGAACGTGCTGGCCTCCAACAATATTCTGGCTATGGTATCTATAATGTATTAGCTAGATCTATGAATGGGGATAGCATGATGCTAGCTCAAAGCTATGCTGATGTATCGTCATTATTCAATAGTGGTATTTACTTAGATTTCATTCCTCCTAATATGGTTAAGCTCCAAATGGCTTTAGGTGGTAATACTAATAATCTAATGCAAAATGTAACAATTGGTGTATTTGTAAAACACCCTGATAATCTTATGACTATCGAACCAACTAAGATGGAAACATTTGAACAGTTGGCTCAAGCCGATGTAGCTGTATTCTTGTATGAACACTTAAAACACTATGATGGAATCGAAACGGTATTTGCTAATATCGATTTAAAATTATCTACATTAGAAGCTCAGGCTTCAAGAAGAACTGATATTGTAGAATTCTTAAGAGATAACTATGTTAACCCGGCAAATACAAATCAACCAATAATGTATACAGTATAAAAAAAAATAAAAGACCCATAGGAGTTCAACTCCTATGGGTACTTTGTTTCGTTCTAAACTATTATCTGTTTAGAATGCATTTCTTCAACTTATTTTCAAAGATCTGTACTTGATCTTCTGTAGAAAATGAAGCACAAATCTTTCCATTATTATAAGCGATATATGATGGCCTGGCCTTCTTAACTTCTTGTAATTGTAAATAAGCTAATTTTACTTTATCCATTATTTTCTTATCCTGCATTTGACTGTAATATCGGTAGTTCCATCTATATTTAATTTACCATCAATTACTGGTTCTGGGCTATTAATTACATACTCGTTTTCTTTTAAGCTATCAATTAATATGGTAGTAAATGTACCAATTATAAAAGGCACGACATCATATCTAATAGGTTTACCTTCTAGCTTGCGTGGAGTATGTTTTGCAGTAATAGTTAATTCTCTAGTTATTTCGTCGAACTTGCTATCAGTATAGAATCCACCATATGGTAGATAAGAAAATAATTTAGCAATAAAAATATTTATCTTTTCTTTAACTAAAGAAACTTTCTCGTCCATAAAATCTCCTATCTAACCATACTTGTACGGTTGCTTCCAAGTAAAGGAGTAGATGCCATATATCTTGCAATAGCACCAGCATGCAATACTGGATTGTAAGTCATTAGGAATCTACGTAATCCTCTAATACGAGATATTGGAATATCATAACAAGAGTCTGCACTAAATCTAAATCTAATAGCCTCAGTTATATTACCAGTTGAATTATCAATCAAAACAAATGGAATCATATCTAATGTATTCTTCCATCTATCCATAACTTTCTGATATTTAACTTTAAGACTATCACATCTGATATCTATGATTTCTCCAGTATCATCTATAATTCTCTGGAATGGAGTATTAGGATTATCTGGGTCACAGATTGCGATAGATCTTTCTATAGCCATAAATAGATCATCATAATTATCCCAATCTATATATAAGATATTCTCTCTATCTCCTTTAGGGGATAATACTAAACGATATCTGTATTTAAGATTAGTTGTTATATTAGATCCACCTATGATAAACTCATTATGAAAATTTTCCTTAATTTCTTCACCAATTTTTCGTTTTCGTGTTTCATTGAAAAGTACTTCGATTTTTAGAGTAAGTCTATAATCTAACTCGAAGACTTGCTCTACTGCTTTCGTATAAATATCGAAGCTAGCCACTTTATCACTCCTGAAATCTTAATTATTCTTTAATATTACCAGTGATATCGATTTTAATTTCAGCACCATTTGGATAGTAGTTAGAATCGATTTCTACACCTGTTAATTCAAATCTATCAGCTACCTTTTTACAAGAGTCTTCAATATTCATCTTAACTGAATCGATTGCACGTTCAATAATATCTTTAGAATCACAATATTGCTCTAATTCTACAGGTGTATTATAGTGATAAGTAACCGTAGTTTCTCCACTTACAGATTCTAATTCTGCATGCATTAAGAAATGCTGAAGCACTTCATTAATTTCGTCTAAAATAATATCTTCAATTTTTCGTTCCATTTTAATTACCTCCTATTAAATATAAGTATCAAAATGTGAAATAAAACTTAAAAAAATAAATCCCATAGGAGTTAACTCCTATGGGAAATATAAACTATTTCATAGTACGTTCATGCAAATCCAGTTTGTTGATTTCTGGATAGATGTCGACTTCATATCGACGTTTGTTTTCTTTATCCACATAATTCAAACGTACCATCAAATCTTTACCAGCTTCTTTACGAATCAATTCATAACGAAGCATCTTTTCAGGTTCTGCACCTGGGTTGAATTTGTTTACAAAGTTTTCAAATGCTAATGCATTCTTCTTATCGGATACGATCTTAGCATTTAAAGTTCGTACAGCTTTAAGAACTAATTCAGCATTAGATTCTTTAACTTTATTAAAGGAATCATAATCCACATAGTTATTCAAAACCCATTCAACATCTGGAATTTCTACTTTTACTTTACGTTCACCATTGTCTGGTTCACTTTGTACTGTAAATTTTACTGGAGATTCAGGTGTTTCGATATTAGGTTGAGCTACTACTGAACTAAAATTTACAGAGAATAGATCCCCTGTAGGATTTGGAGTTAAGAATGCAGGTTTTGGATCTTCAATGACCTCATTAATGATATCATCTATTTCAGCACCAATTTCTTCTTCTGGTGCCAAATCAATATCTTCTGCATCATTATTTAAATCAAAGTTAAGATACTTATTTTGGAAATCATTTAAGAATTTTCCAGTTACATTTTCTAACCCCACTTCATTCTCAATGAATGATGCTGGGTCTTTAAAAATTAGTGTTCTTTCAAGATGGTTTGCCATAATACGTATTCCTCCTTGTGAAATACTATGCAATAAAAATAATATAAAAATGATCAATAGAGTGGTAGAAAGGTATTATAATCATTGCTACTACTATATCTTTTTAAAAGAGGTAACCACTCTATTAATCACAATTATAATATATCATCATTCATCTTTTTGAAAGTCAGATTTATTGAACTTAGGATCATAGGAAATCATACCAAATCCTTGATCGTATTGCCATTTAACATTTTCACGAACTTTATATAACTCATCAGCTTTATCTTGTAGAGTTTGGAAAGGAATCTTTATCTCTCTACATTCGGTGGCATATTTATTAAAGATTGGTTTCTTAGCATTGTAGAATCTGGATATCTGTCTAAACCCATCATCTACAACTTCAATACAATCAGTATTATCATTACGTGTTCTACCAAGAACCTGCTTTGTTAATATCTCAGACTTAAATGGTTCAGCTAAAACTATTGTAGCCTTTAGATCTCTAATATCTAGAGCTGCTCCAGCTGACTTAGTTGTAGATAGTATAAGCTTCTTAGAAAGCTGTTCATGCTTAATATCTTTAGGAGTAAGACTTGTATATACTCCAATATTATCTTTAAACTCAGGATAGTTTTCTTCTATCCATGCTTTCACTATATCTATAGCTGAATTGGTTGCTATATATACTAATACTTTACCATCAATCTTAATAACCTTATCCATTACTATATACATC